CCTTATTCGTCGCGCGCGCTTTGTCCAACGTCCTCGTCGTGTAGGAGGTCGGAGTGTTCCGGGTAATGCTCCCTACTACCGTCGTCGTCGGGCTGAACTAAACGCAGCAAGGCGTCAACAGCGTGGAGCAGTAGCGGGCGCAGGTAATGCCGCGCGCCGTGGTCGTGCCGCTCAGAGAACAGCACGAGGAGCAGGTCGTGCAGGTCGTAACGCGGGCAACCCAAGAACAGTGACCCCAAGAAGTGCCCAAGGCGGTCGTCGTGGTGGAGTCAGAGGTGCATTAGCACGGGTAGCAAGAGCAGCCGCTGACAGGCTTGAGAGACGCCGTAATCGTCGTCGCTAACAATCGGAGGTAACCGATGGCTTTGGTGACGGTTTCTGATCTAAAGACTTACATGGATATTAGTTTTTCTAATAGACAAGAAGACGCTGCTCAATTTGTCATTGATGGTCTTCAAAGTGAATTGGAAACATATTTGCGCCGACCAATTGAAGTTGCGACATTTGTGGAAACTTATGTTCTTGATTCTGACCATGTTGGTTTGCCGATGGGTTCAAGTCTGTTCAATGATGTTTATAACTCCACCGATGTTGACCCTGTTGGAATCATTACTTACGGTACACCGCCTCCAACAATTTATTTGAAGAACTCTCCTGTGGTTTCTGTTCAAAGTGTAACTGTTAAGAATCTTTCTGAAGTTCAGCAAACTTTGGGTGAGGCGTTAAAGAGGCAAGCGACAGTTAGTTCGGCAACGGTTTCGGGTTCTAATGTTACTTACACTGCTTCTAATCACGGTATGACTGTTGGTCAAACTGTGTCTATCACGGGCATGTCTAGTAGCGCGTTAAATTTAACTTCCAAGGTTATTACTTCTGTTGCTACTAATACATTTGTTGTTTCACAAAGTGGTCTCACGGCAGGTACCTACGCTCAAGCAGGTACCGCAAATGCATACGGCTACGACTACACGGTTCGCACATACGGCATTGACTATTACCGTGGATACGCCAACGACAATGTGACCGTGACTTACACCGCTGGTTTAGCGGGCGATGGAATAAAAATGTTTAAGTTAATGATTCTTCGCGCCGCGGCTCGCGAAGTACAAAACATGCACGACGATGTTGTAGGTATCAAAGATCTTGGTGCCCGTGAAGTTGCTTTACAGGAAACAGGTTTCTTGGAAAAAGAATTAATGTCTGTGAAACGGTGGCGCAGAAACAGGATTGGTTAGATCATGCCGGGTGATCTGAGAATAAAAATAACAGTTGACGCAGAAGCGGCAATCAAAAGAATGAAAGATATGCGAGATAGGTCTAAAGATTTTAGACCAGTCTTTAGATGGGCTAAACGAGAACTTGGATTGATGAACGGACAAAATTTTGCTCAAGGTGGTTTACCTTCTGGCAAACCGTGGTCTCCACTTGATCCCGAATATGCTGCTTGGAAAGCCACCGCTTACCCCGGCAGACCCGACATGGTAGTCAGCAAAAAATTGTTTAATTCTTTGCGCAACCTTAACGGTCCTGCAAATTCTATTCGTTTCATGAAAGCCACATTTGGAACAGATGTTGAGTACGCAAAATTCCATCAATACGGAACATCAAAAATGCCGAAGCGTCAACTTGTTTATGAACCGAAAGGCTTTGCTGCGCGAGTTGCTTTGCTTTCGGCGAGACATGTTGTGGATGGTAAGTTGGGTGCAGGCGCGGGCGACTTAGCATTTGAGGGCAATTGATGAGCACACCAGTAACAGATTTGATGCACGGAGCACAGTGGGCTAAATATTATGTCAACACATATTTGAATAGTGATTTACCCAACAGGATAAATCGTTATCGTTCAGGTTGGAACTTAGATTCCAGTGAGTTGCCAACACCTGAATTCTTTTTAACCTATGAGCCGATTGCTCTTGACCACTGGCCGACAATTATCACCGTTTGCTTATCAAGTTCCCCTTTTGAGCGGATGATGCAAGGCGGACAGGGTGACCCCTTATACAGAGTTACATACAGTATGCGCACCTACATTTGGACTAAAACCGAGGGTTCTGAAGCCGTGACCTTAATGCGAGATAGATTGACGACGGTTGTCAGGTCGGCTTTGATGGATAAACCTTGTCTGACACGGTATGACAGCGATTTTGACGCAGAGGTCATGATTGATGAATCCTCACTTACTGAAGAGTTTTCTGACTTAACCCTCATAAAAGGTGACCGCGTATTAGCGGGAGCATATTTAGGCTACAATTTAATACTGAACGAAACAATTTACCGTGATCAGATTGCGGCGATAACTGGCTATCAAATTGAGAACTACAACTTGCGCAATACAGGGGCTACCTACTGATGAAACCATCATTTGAAACTGAGAACCACACCATCCCTTCAGGTATACGGGTATGGAATAAGACAAACGGCTATCTAGAAGTATCCTCGGAGGGTCATCTGCTTGAAGGTCAAACCGCCGCTTGGGTTGAAAAAAGCCCTGAAAATCTTTCCCTTGTAGAACAAGGGTTTTTGGAAATTATTGGAATGAGCGTGGACGACGCCCCTGTCGTAGAAACAGAGCGTGCCGAAACCCCAAAAAAAAAGAAACCTTCATCCTCAGCACCAACGGTAGAAGCATCTCTCAGTTCGGACACAGAAGATCAAGTTGTTGCGGATGATAATAAAAATGATGTAAAAGAATCAACCCAATCAAATAACGATGTTTCTGTTGAGACAGTTTAAGTAATGTATACTCGTTTTACAGAAATTTCTTCAACTCAAATGGATGGTGCTAGATGGCCGGAGTAACAATTACAACAGCAGTTCGTACAGGCGCTATCAATACTGGTACCGCAGATGCTGCGAAATTCTTCCTATTAGGAACAGCAGAGCGTGGGAAAAGTGATTTAGCCTATTCGGTAACTTCGCTTGAGGATTTTGAAACCAAGTTTGGTTCGCATGTAAGCGGCTCCTACTCGTGGTATTCCATGAAAACCTTCTTTGAAGAAGGCGGCGTTGAGGCTTATTTCAAAAAAGTTGATGCTTCTGACGGCGTAGTCGCAACGAAAGCGTTTACGACTGCAACTTCTGCTGGTGCGGGTGTTACTTTCACAGCGGTAAGCAAAGGTACTTGGGGTAATACAGCAACATTCGTTGTCGCCAACAATACAACTACTTTTGATGTAACGATCACCTACAGCGGTACAGTAATTTATTCCGGCACAGGCTTAGCATCGTTGACCGAATTGGTTGCATCGGCGAACGCAGACACCACACTGGCAGACTATTACACCTGTGCTCTCTCATCGGGTGCAACTGCGTCACAGTTGTTGGCGACAGCCTCTTCAACTTCTGCATCCAACGGATCAAACGGAACGATTGCAAAATCGGATTTCATTAGCGCAATTAGCGCGTTCACGGAGGATCTTGGTTCAGGTGCTGTAGCGGCACCGGGTGTTGCTACGGGTAGTTCGGACAGCGCATTGTATGATGCTCTTCGCACACACGCCGCATCATATAACCGTATTGCTCTTTGTGGTTTCGTTTCTACAGCAAGTCTTGCGAATGCACGCTCAGCATCAACTGGCTACACAGGAACCGAATACCACGAATACATGGCGTTCTACCATCCTTGGGTGCAAATTCCAAACGGTTCGGTAACTGTTGATGTACCACCAGAAGCGTATGTAGCCGCTGTTCGCGCACGCACACACAATGCTGTTGGTGCTTGGAAGGCTTATGCAGGTGTTGCATCTGAAGCAAAGTTTGTTACAGGAACCACTTTGGCTGTAAGCAGGGCTGACGGCGATCTCATGGATGCCGCATATGTCAATCCAATTCGTGTCATCAATGGTCGTGTTCGCATCTATGGTGCTCGTTCACACTCTTCAGTTGTTGCTCAGTGGCGTTTCATTACTGCTCGCGACACAATCAACTACATCAATGTTGAAGCAAATGCTCGTTTAGAGGATTTGGTGTTCTCAACGATTGATGGTCGTCAAACATTGTTTGCAAATATCATCAACGCAATTCAATCTGTTGTTGAACCAATCCGTATCAACGGTGGCTTCTATGAGGGTTTTGCTACCGATGGTCGCCGTGTTGATTACGGCTACACAATCAAGTGTGATGCTTCATTGAACCCAGTTTCCCAACTTGAAGAGGGAACAATCAAGGCAAGACTTGGTGTTCGTGTTTCAAGTATTGGTGACAAAATTGAAGTTGATCTCATCAAGTCAAATCTAACAACTGCTTTGGCATAACGGAGGAATAAATGGCTCGTCCAACATTGTTTAAGAATCTCGCTACACAGCGCCAAATCGTTGGCAAGATCACGCCATCGCAAGGTACTGTTGGTTTGCCGACTTTCCCTGACTACTTCACGCAGATTGCTGGCGGAGAAATCACCGCATCTGTTGAGAAGGTTTACCACGGTGGAGACTTGTTCTCCGAGACCCTTTGTGCACCAATGGAAATTGGCGACATCACCCTCACTGGCTATGTGTCAACTGATGCGGCGTTTATGCAGAAGATTCAGGCTTTGCGTCCACTTGTTGGTCGTATCCGCTACGACATTGATGTCCATGTTTTTGACTGCGATATCGCTGTGCCGGGTGCCGACCGACAGTACACAAGCGCTTTGCTTGTAGGTTTGACTGAGCCAGATGGTGATGCAACCTCGGGTACACCAGCAACATTCACACTGACATTCAGTGTTGCTACTGTTTCTGTAGGTAACGCCCCTCAAGTTTAATTCCCTTTTTGGGGTTGCATTTTGATCGTTGAAGCCATGTTAGTGTTGCGCGTATGACCAACATTCAATTCAATTCAGAAGATAGTGCAGACAGTCAATCAACGATGGGTTCGTTTCCTCGGCGAGTGGATCAAATGACAGTAGAGCCAGACAATGTTTTGGATAGCCTCAAAAAGGTTATTCAGGATAAGGTTCGTCGTGGAGATGTTTATATTCCGATCCCTGAGCGACCGGGTGTGATGATTCGTGTTTCTCCTAACATTACGCAACAGCAATTGAAAGTGTGGCGTAGGAACGCTGGCGATGAACGCAAGGGCGGTATGGACACTTTGAAGTTTTCAACCAATTTGATTGCCGCTACCACTACAGGCATTTTGCTTAATGATGTTGTCGCAACTGATGACAATGGTGTTGAAGTTACTTTTGCTTCACCAGAAATTATGCAAATGACAGGAACAACAAGACCACACCCTGATTGTGTTTTGGCTTTCTTTGGTCTTGAACCTCATGTTGAAGCCGCGGCTGTAGCAATTATTGAAGCCGCAGGCTACGGAGATGCAGTTGATGCATTGGACCCTACGAAGAGGTCTTCCGGGAATTAACGGACGATTTCCGCATAG